GGTTTCCTCATCAAGATTGGTTTCCTCATCAAGATTGGTTTCCTCATCAAGATTGGTTTCCTCATCAAGATTGGTTTCTTTCTTTGGGGCTTTACGTGACCATCCGGCATCCGTAAGCGCAGACAGTTGTGATGCGTCTGCGTTTATTTCTTTGCCTTCAGCATTATATAATTTCATTTATTTTCTCGGTTAGGGTTAGAATAATAGCAGGCGGGAGCCTGCTATTATTTACTACAGGTTAATTAGATACCTTCTGCCAAAAGGGTAGTTCGGCGAGGATCAAGCATGAAGGCACCAACAAGAAGATCAAGTGAGAGCATGGTCTTTTTGAACTTCTGGTCATAGCCCTTCACAATGCGGATGCTGATACCGTTACTGGAAGCGGAAGCAGACACTTTATCCTGCGGAAGATCAAGTGCAGGGAATGCACTTGCAAGCGCACGATCATCAAAAATCGCACCATGATAGGTAAGATCAAGTCCAGCGCCAATCACAGTAATTGCGGACGCATCTGCAATGATCTCAACAATTGGGTCAACCAGGAGAATTTGGGTTGCACCTGCGGAAGCGGTTGCAGCCGCAATGAGTGGACGCTTCAATCCGGCAACAAACATGCGATCACCAAGATTTATAGCTGCCGAAAGGGCAGTACAATAAAGGACACGGGTATTCGGAATATTTGAATTTGGAACTGTAACATTATCGGTAGCCGCAGTGCCTGTTCCGGCAGTATGTGCCATGGTGTTCGTAGGAAAGGCCACAGAACTTTTGAAGTCCATTCCCATTGTATGTCCCATATCAGCATCGTTCAGGGTTCGTTCACCAGCAGCACCACGATTAGTTGCACCTGTAAACCAATCCTGTCCAAGCAGCATGGCCTCTGTATCTGAATCTACAAGACAGAAACGATCCTTATTGAGTTGCTGGAGAATTGCATTTTTACGTGCTTGTGCAACATCACCCGCTGTGGTAAACAGTGCATTTGAGACAAAAAGGCCAGCACCCTGGAGAATTTTAGAGCCAAGGTAACTGTCAACATACTCGGCCAGTTTATATGTGGCAGGAGCAAGAACCTGTTCTGCAAGATCGTCCAGATCAAGGGCTTCCTCTTTTGCTGTGAATTCAACAGAAACATCAAGGTGTTTCTCAATCAGCATGGTTCGAGAAGAGCCGGTAATGGGCTGTGGCTCAACTTCCGTTACAAATTCCTTTACAACGAACTCGCCATTGGTGCGAAAGGGGACAGCATCGCCAACCTTCCAGCCGTTTGCTGTGTTTGTGAACTCACTGGTAGTGTCACGGGTACATAATGGCCCAATAACAAGTGAATCTTCCAAGTGCCGAAGTGCTTCTGCTGCGATGATGGTTGGATGTTCCCAAATATTCATCGTATAACCTCCTAGTTAGTCTTTATTGAATGCCGACTAAAATGGGGTCGGCAAGTATGTGTATCATAAATGCGACCCCCAGGGTCTACAATGTTTCTCAGAAACATTTTAAAACAGATTGTCCAGATAGTGTCTTATACACGCATGTAAATATAATGTCAAGAATATTATCCTGCCCTCTGTATGGCACGTAATCTGTTATATTCTTTCTGATCCCCTTTCTTTGCTGCATTAAGGAGGGCAGCGTCCATATCTGATGCAGAGGAACCCGAACCAAAAGCACCTGCACCACTCGAATTAGGCCACCAATGCGGTGATTCTGTGCGTCGAGCTTCAACCCATAATTTAGGGGTTAAAATTTTATCATCTGCCGTCTTAACAAGCTCGCCTTTTGCGTCACGAGATTCAACAGAATCATCATCACCGAGTGAAAAAATACCACGACCATGAAGCAGAACGTCTGCAAGTGCGGCAGGCAGAACACTTGCCTTCTGTGCTTCCATAATAAGTGAGTCGTCAACCATTTTACCTTTGTAGAGTCCAGCATACTTGTCTCCACGTCCGGTGGACGTTACTAACTCTGCCGCTAAAGCAGATAAGGCCTCCTCGTGTTCAGACCGTAATGTAGATGTGCGCTTTTCAATAAGCTCATCAATTTTACCATCTTTGATCATTTGTGCATCATCGTTATCTTCAAGGAACGACAAAGCTTCCCGTGCCTTTTCAACATCGAGATTATCAAAATCTTTGAGGGTCTCTTGGATTTTCTTTTTCTCGTCCAAAAGCTCTGTATTTTTTGTTTTTAGACCGAGTACAGTCTCTTCAAGGGTCGCCTTAAATCCATCTTTAAGTTCCTGCATACTTGCAGCATACTCATCCTCTGCTTTCTTTCGTAATTCTGGATCTTCTATGAAATCAAAATTCATTTGTACTGCTCCTTCCCAAAAGGAAAATTATGGGATCTCAAATCCCTATTTTGCTCAAACGAGCTTATCCTCGGCACCACTGACCTCTTCAACGGTGCTTTTTGATGTCTGTATTTCTGGTTTATCTTTTTGTTTTGTATTATCGTTAATTAGTGCCGTTTCCTCCTTTTTAGTCGTTGTTGGTTTGTCCTTGTCTGTATTGCTATCAAGCAATGTTTTCTGCTCAAATAACATTTCAAGATACTCAGTATAGCTTATCGTCTGATCTATAAGGCCAGATGATACAAGGTAACGGTGAATTACATTCAATGGAACTACATTCATCGCAAACCCTTCAACAATCTGTTTTAATACCGCTGGATCTGGAATACCATAAGTCAATGAACTTGGTGCGTCAAGTATGACTTCTTCTTCGTTATATCCCGCCCACTTGCACATTATGACAAGACCCTGCTTAATGGCATTCAAAACTGCAAGGTATATTGAATATATTGACGCTGACTGTGTTGCCTGCCTAATTCGTAACGCTTCTGCCGCTTCTACTCCTTTACGTGCATCGAGTATAGCGACACCATGACGAATTGCTTCTTCATATAGTGATTCTATGTGTGCTTTAACGTGTGTCAATGCAAATGTATCTGTTCTAGTGTAAAACACACGGGACGCTTCATTTGGAATTACAATCATCACAGATGAGCCAACGACATTAGGCAAATTATCATCGTTAGATGCGCCTGTCAGTACAAGTGTGGGGTTGCAGGATAAAAATTCAGAATTTGCTAAATCAGCTTCCTTTCTATATATCTGTATAGAACAATTTGCTACGGATATTAGCGGAATTGGCTGTAAATCGTAACTGTTGTTAATTGAGCCTGCAACAATTAACGGCACTTCTGGATAATACTTACCCATAAATGTAGGAGTTCTGAACATATCAGTATATTCTGTTTTGGCTCCGTATACACTCGAAGAATAATTTCCATCTGCGTCAAGGGAAAGCACCCTGAATACTTCTAATGTATCATGGGAAAATAGATCCTCTGTGGCAGGTAAACTTTCCGCTAATGTTGCCAAAATAAGGCTTTGTTCTGACTTTAATTGGGATGTCTTCCAATTAATAAAACTCTCTGCGGTATATTGTACGAACCTGAATTCATTCTTTTCGTCAATTACATCTACAAGCAAAGGGACACGTCCAGTTTGAAATACTTCAATCATACAATCCAAAAATAACTGCTGGATTGATCGGCCATCCTTTGTCGCTTCTTTAAGAATATAACTTAACTTATCCGGTACATTGAATTCAGGTAATTTGGTCGTAATTACACCAAGTGCGCCGGATAAAGCGTAAGCAGTTATTAATGGAAAATGCGCCCGTTCAATATATGCATCGTATGCGGCTTTGTATTTGCCGTCCATGCCCGCAGGACGTGGCAAATAATCAGTTGTTTTTCGTTTTACTGTGTCCTCTCCATTAAGGCAATCCCTGACCCTCGCCCAACTCAATGCATACACATCATAATCAGGATGTTTTGTATTGACAGCACTTTTACTTGTGATTCGTAGTTCCATATTAGATCCTAATTTCTCTATGCTTAATACGTGTTATTTTTTTGGATAATCCATAACGACAACTATCCATACAATGATCTTCCATTGTTGTGTCTAAATCTTCCGGTTTTGCTTTATCACGTTGCATTAATGGTAGTGTGCGGATATGGTTCTCTGCACGCTCAAAAAAATATAAATGAGGGCTTTCTTTATCGCCACGCATAGATGCACCGAGCATTTGGCGCATTAATGACCAGCCAGCGATACGTGAACCAGATCCTTTGTATGCTTTTGTCCATGTACAGTTATGTGCCGAAAGATTAGCGGCAATTGATGTCCCATCGGAAACAGCCCAAATCTGCGTGTCGGCTGGCCCTGGAACCGTTATAATCCCATGCTCTCTTGTTATGCTTGCGTCCATTTGCTGTACTCGTTCAGCTATTTGTGATGATGTTGCTTGATCCCCTTCGTCCGCAGTACCTGTCCAGCCATATATTTCCGTTGGTATTATAACTGACTTAGGTGGAAAATATGGTAGTCCAGAAGCAGCAGGCTGCTCCCCATTTGTTTCGCACAGGTATGTAACGGCGTAGGGTTTTTTTGATCCCCAATCAAAACTTCGTGTCATTCGCCAAGAAGGAAGTAATTG